CTTTATGGCTCACAAAACTTTACTGTAACACTTGGTTCTGGTTCAACCTTCACAGGTCAGTCAGGTCACGGTGTACAGGCTGCAGGTCGTACCTCAACCATTGCTATGGTTCGTACACTCGATTCTGTAGATGAGCCGGGAAATGATGTTGATGATGCTAACGAACGTGCATATCTGAAAATGAATGTACGCCTCGTACAGCACACTGACAATTTCCATGATGCAATCGTAACTGCCCCGACATCCGGCGGCGATACACCATTTTAAGGGAGATTAAATAATGGCTATTAATCGTTCAAGTATTGCGAAAGAGCTACTCCCCGGTCTGAATGCTGTATTCGGCATGGAATATGGGGAAGTTGCTGACGAACATGCACCGTTGTTTGAGACTGAAAACTCAGACCGTGCATTTGAAGAAGAAGTATTGTTCACAGGCTTCGGCACTGCACCTACTAAGGGTGAAGGTTCTGCTGTTGCTTATGACGATGCACAAGAGAGCTACACTTCACGTTACACCCACGAAACTGTGGCACTGGCGTTTGCAGTGACAGAAGAAGCTATGGAAGACAACCTCTACGACACGTTTGCAAAGCTTCGTGCTCGTGGTCTGGCTCGTGCCATGGCTAACACCAAGCAGGTTAAAGCTGCTGACGTGTTCAACAATGGCTTCAGTGCCTCATATGCAGGTGGTGATGGTCAGCCGTTCTTCTCAACAGCTCACCCAACCATTGGTGATGGTAACCAGTCAAACGATCTCGGTGGCACTGACTTGTCAGAAGCTTCACTGGAATCTGCACTGATTTCTATCTCTAAAGCAAAAGATGACCGTGGTATTCTGATTGGTCTGCAAGCTAAGTCTCTGCACGTACCTTCAGATCTGGCTTTCACTGCTGATCAGATCCTGAACAGCACAATGTCAACCACAATTGGCGTTAACCCAACCACTGCTGCAAACGGTGCAACAAACGTTAACGACATCAACTCCATTCGTAACCAAGGTCTCGTACCGGGTGGTTTCTTCGTAAACCGCCGTTTCACAGACACTAATGCTTGGTTCTTGAAAACAGACTGTCCGAATGGTGCAAAGATGTTTGTACGTGCTCCTCTGCAGACAAAGATGGAACCCGACTTTGACACAGGTAACCTGCGTTTCAAGGCTCGTGAACGTTACAGCTTTGGCTTCAGTGATTGGCGTAGCTTCTACGGTTCTGCTGGCGCATAGTCGTAGATTAAAAAAATCTCATAAAAGTGGGAGGGGTGCTTTGCATCCTTCCCATTTTTTTTGTATAATAGGGGTAACACATAATAAAAAACTAACTAACTAACAATAAAGGTGAATGATTATGTCTACAAATATTAGGCAGGGCTTCGTGACAGGTAGTGGCGCAGTTCTGGATATTGCTACAAGCACTACCGTTGCTGATACCCGAATCAAAGGTATTACTTATTCTGGTGTCGGTACATTCCTTATTACTGGTACATCTACAGATCCTTATGGTAATGTTAAAGGAAACAACTTTAAGTTTCTTGGAACAGCCGCAGTAGATGCTGGTGATATTTATGTTCCTGATTTTGGTATGAAAGTAAATGGTGTTGTAAAAGTTTCTGCTCCTACATCAGCAGCAACTGTTGGTATTTTCTATGGCTAATTATACTTATTTAGTAGATGATCTCATTGCTGCCACTGAGAATGACAGTTCAGAGTTTTCATCCTATATACCAAAAATGATTAATCGTGCAGAAGAACGTCTGACACGAGATCTTGACGACTATGGTTTGGTTGCATATACATCTGTTGCAGTAAGTGCAGGTGTTAATACTGTTAACCTTCCATCTGGTACACGAATTGTAAAGAATTTTAATATTGTATCTAATGGTACACGTATTAATCTGTTGCAACGTACCGATGAATATATTCGTGATTATTGGCCTGTAAGTGCAAGCACAGGTACACCTGAGTACTATGCACGGCGTGATAATACAACTGTCTTGATTGCACCTACACCTTCTTCAACTGTTAATGGAGAAGTTGTACATATTTCAAGACCTGTAACTTTAGCATCAGCAACACCAACAAACTATTTTTCTGATTATTGTTATGATGCTTTATTTAATGCAGCCATGGTAGAAGCTATGGTATTTATGAAAAACTTTGAACTTGTACAACTGTTTGAAGCTCGTTATACACAAGCACTACAGTCATTGCAGAACCAAGCAAGACGTACACGTAGAGATGACATGGAAACTCCTGCAAGCCCAGCAGGTGCAGATAATCCAGTAATTTTGGGGAGTAACTAAAAATGGCAATTAGTAAAATTATTAAAGAGGGTGCAAAGGCTGTAGCAAAACGTGGTCGTAAAACCAAAGCCCAACGTGCAGCAGAAACTCGTAAGAAAAATGCAGCAGCTAAAAAAGCTGCAACTACAAGAGCACCTAAAAAGAAAACGGCAATGAAACCGGGTACTGCACAACGCCGTGCTACTCTTGGTATTCGTGGTAATCTAAAAGGATTGACAACTAAACAAAAACGGGAACGTCTAAATCTTATTAATCAAATTAAAAAAGAAATGGAAATGGCAAAGAAAGGGTTGACAAAAAAAGAAACCATTCAAAGTCGTATTCCAGTAGGTCCTGTTCCTAAACCAAAACGAGGTGAAGCAATTGCTAAAGGTGCATATCAAGAAGGTCCTAATACTGTTCTTCCTTCAAAGATTAAACTTCCTGAAAAACTAAAAGATTATTCTCGTGCAGAACTTCGTAGGCTTGTTAAGACAGGTCAAGCTCGTGTTGTTAAAACAAAAGATGGTGCAAAGGTACAGACCACTGGTCGATTTGCTCCACCTGCATCTATGATCCGTGAAGCAGCAGGTGAAGGTTCTCGTCCTATTCGTACACGTAACGATACTCGTACACTGGGTCAAAAACTAAAAGCTGCTAAACGTAAAGGTGAGCCTACTTCTATGGAAGAAGTAAAGAAACGTAACGTAGAAGCAGGTAAAGCTAAAACTCTTGGCAGTAAACAAGCCATGAGCCAAGCCCAACGTTCTATTAAGAAACAACAGCAACAGGCTGTAGCTAAACTTAATACTAAAGAAATGAAACAAAAGGCTGAAATTAGTAAAGCAGTTAAAGAAGGTCAGATTACTAAACAAGTAGGTGACAATCTTAAATCTAAGATTGAAGCAGATTTTAACAAAGCAAAAGAAAACATTGTTGAATCTCTCCGTAAACAAGTACATTCAACTGCACGAAAAATCAAAGCTGATCCTATGCAATATGTTTATCGTAAAGAAGGTGGTATTATGGGCCTTAAATCACCAAAGGGTAAACGTACTGCTGAAAGAACATTTACTAAAAAAAGTCAAGCCGAAAAGTATTTTGAAAATTTAGTGGGTGGTGCACAAAACATTACTCATGGTGCTAGAGAAAAACCATCAAAAGGTAAACCATATCCTAGTGCTAAACGTAAATACAAAAACGGTGGTAAGATTTCACCACGTGGTTGTGGAGCAGCAATGCGTGGCTATGGTAAAGCTATGAAAGGTGGCAAATAATGGCTGACATGAAAAAACGTAAAAAGAAAATGTCAAAGAAAAAAGCATTTGGCATGAGCATGATTCCTATGGGTGTATATGATGTTGCAGATATTGCAACTGATTATGGCATGGAATTAGGACAGGCACTTAAAGGTTTGGGTCTTTTTGAAAAAGGCGGTAAAGTTGGTAAAGCACCAAAAGGCTGTGGCAAAGCATTAAAAGGCTATGGCAAAGCAATGAAAAAGGGAAAGAAAAATGTCTAAGAAAAAAGCAGCAGAATTTCTTATTACTATTGGTAATAAAGTTTATAAATGGGTTCGTGGTAAAGATAACCCAAATAAACTTCGTGATGTACTTGATAAAGGTGGAAAGATTAATACAAAGCCTACTCCTAGACAGTTGGCAAATGCAAAACCTTTTAGTGCTATTCCGGGAGCAGGTTCTCGTGCAGTACCTTCTCGTGCTCAACAAGCAGAACGTGCAACACGAGCTACACGATCTACAAGCCCAACAACAGCAGCAAAGCCAAAGCAAGCTTCTCCTGCTCAAAGCCGAGCACTTCGTACTATTCGTACTGCAGAACGTACAGCAAAACCTAAAAACACTGCTGTAGTTCCTCGTGGTCGTACAGCACCTGCAGCACCTCCACCACGTCCACCTCGTCCTCCACGGTCTTCTGTACCTTCTGCTGGACGTTCAGGTATGACACGTGGCTCAACTGCACGTCTTACTCCGGCACAACGTTTAGCTATTCTTGGTAAGGCTGGAGCAGCAGCTACACAGGTAATGCCTAAGTCTGAAATGCCTAAAGCAAAAGCAGCACCTAAACCAGCACCTAAAAAGATGCCTATGCCTAAACCTCGTCCACCAGTACAAGGACCACCAAAAGGTGATCCGGGCTATCGTCCAAGCAAAGGTGGTCAGGTAATGCCTAAACGATTTGATGGTACATATAGCAAAGATACTCAACGTCTTGTAAATATTACTGTTGATGGTAAACGAAATACATATGAGATTCCAAAAGGAATGTCAACAGCACAAGCTACTAAACTTTTAACAGGTAGTACAAAAAGACAACCAGAAACAGTAAAACGTAAATCAGGAAAAAAAGTTGCACCTTCTAAATATAAAGGTTTTTCTAAACTTCCAGAAAAAGTACAAAAGAAAATGTCACCTGAACTTGCAAAGAAATACAAAAAGGGTGGTAAGATTTCTAAACCTAAATCAGAAGTTGTTGCACGTCAGCAACGAGGTTGGGGATGTGCTCGTAAACCTAAAAAATAATGGAGATCTACAATGCCATTAGCAAAAGGTCGTTCTGCTAAAACAGTTGGCAAGAACATCCGTAAGCTGAAAAAAGAGGGCAAGCCACAGAAACAAGCTGTGGCGATTGCTCTTTCAACAGCAGGAAAAAAGAAACGAAACCCAATGGCAAAGACTTTGGAGCAAAAACAATTTGGTCCTAAAGTTGTTAAGCCAAAAAAAGGAAAAGGCTCTTACACTCGTAAAGGTGTAAAAGCCTTATCTTCTGGTGGTAAACCTAAATCAAAAGTAAATCAAGCAGGTAATTATACAAAACCTACACTTCGTAAACGTTTGTTTAATGAAATCAAAGCAGGTGGAAAAGGCGGTGCTCCGGGACAATGGAGTGCTCGAAAAGCTCAAATGCTTGCAAAACGTTATAAAGCTGCAGGTGGTGGTTATAAAGGCTAACTAATGCCAGCAAAACTAAATGAGAACACTGAATTGCAAATGCCTTTGCGAAACATCATATCTATGGTGGCAGCAGCAAGTGTAGCAACGTGGGCTTATTTTGGTTTAATTGAACGTCTTAATCAAATTGAAACCAGCATCACAATGATGCAAGATGATTTAACTCAGAACACAGAGTTTAGAATTAAATGGCCTCGTGGTGAAATGGGTAGTCTTCCAGCAGACAGTGAACAGTTTATGCTTATTGAACACATTGCTGGAGAACTTGAAAATCTTCAAAAACAAATTGAAGAAGGTCGTGCACCATATGACCAACAACAAAAACTAACTTTAGAATTTTATGAAAAACGAATAACTAATCTTGAAGAACACATAGAGAAACTTAGGAATGGTAACCACTAATGATTGCAGTTATATTTGTTCTTTTTTTGTATGCTAATGGTACAGCATTAGAATACACTCCTTATGATGGTTTGTCTGATTGTCTTTCAATGAAACGTAAGATTGAAAGAAATGTGGGACATACTAAAAATTTTGATGAACGTTGGGTATGTAAAAAAGCAAAAGTCAAGTTAAAAAAAGATGGTGATGGTAAAACATATATAGAAAGTTTGGTAAATGATTGAAGGTATACTATTGACATTGTGGCCTCAGTTAGTTGCATTAGTAATGATAGCTTGGCTTATATCAAGAATATCTGAGAAGGTAGCACAAGCAGAAAAGAAAATTGAAGTTTTGTTTCAGTTGTTCAATAAAATGAAAGATGATATGAACGAGAGAAAATAATGCTTGCTGAAATTGCTGCTGCAAATGCTGCTTTTGCAGTTATAAAATCTGCTATTCAAAATGG